GGGAGGGGTCTGATCGTTTTTTGCGTGTACGGGGAGAGGTGGCTGGCGCCGCAGCCGGGGGGGGTACTAGACCGGGTAAGGGGGGCCCAGAATGGGTTTCCGTCACCATATTTATCATTGGCGCACGATCTTGGGCATCTTGCCTTTCACCCGAAAAGGTAGGATCGCTAGGTATTTCAATGGCTTGGCCCTCGATGTACCCGGAACGTTTACCCGACAAGGCCCGCAACGCCTCGAGATGCAGCGTGTGCGTGTGCGTAACGCTCGCCTCGATAGTCTGTTTGTCGCCGTAAACCTTTGGCAACAGGCGCGACGCCGTCCACTTCATGGCGTCTAACGCAACGCGAGCCGCGTCCGGCGGAAGCTCGCCTCGCTTAACCTGTTGAATTGTCTCGATTATTTCGTCGGCATGGTGCATCGCACGCGCCTGGATCGCGCGCGCATAGTCCCGACTAAAGCCCTCATCTTCGCTAAGCCAACGCCATATCGAGCGATCTTCCGGCATATCCTCATCCCGGCAAACGCTCGCAACTGAACGCCCCGCACCTATCCGCCGGCAAAACTCCTCTAAAAGCTCCGGCGTTTTCAGGCTTGGCCGCCCTATCTTCCGCGGCTTCTCTTCCGTCATGCCTTGCGCTTGGGCTGTACTGGAAACCATAAGACGTTTCCCTCTCTCTTAACCTTAAATGCGCGCCCGTTGCTGATGACGGCAAGATATGCAGCGCGCTCTGTTTCCTCACACTCGGCGATAAAGTCACCGATGACGCCCGCTAGATATGCGTCTAGCTCGGCTTGGTCTTTTTCCTCAAAAGGGTATTTCGTCATTTAGTGTCTCTCCTGCCCTTTTCACCGTTGCGCCTGGGAATACCTCTTTCACCTCGGCGACAAAGCGACGGGCTTGGAAGTCATCCCATACCGTCAAAAGCTCTGCAACGGTTACGACGCGTCCTGGATCGTCGGAAGCTCGAGCGACCTTATCAACGTCGGCTTGGTCTCTGACGATCGTAAAGACCTGCCCGCGTTGTTTCACGCTCCACACGGCTTCAGGCATGACAGGAGCGCCGCTATCGGTCGCGGCTTTATCTAAGGCTTCCCATCCGCGGATTAGGACGCCCGCACGGTGCGCGACGGCTTCGGCGTCATTTTCATAAATTGCAGCGTTGAGCCTATCGACGGCGGATCCAAAACGCGACGCAAGCTCCGGCGTTACGAGCCGCGGCAATCGCCCGCATCCCCACTTCGTTTCCAGGTCGCGCGCCACACGGTCTAACGGCTTCAGCGCCTCGCTAACGGCTTGCCCGTTGTCGACGGCTTGAAGTGGCGCGCTGTATTTTGGCGGAAGCGTTTTCACCTTCATCTTGTGTCCCTCTCTTTTGTCCCGCTAAACCTCAATTTGAGTTTGAGGCTCGAGACCGACGACACGGGACAAACGGTAAAAACGCACCGGCGTTTTTAACCGTATTTTGTCCCGCTGTCAACTCGGCTCCCTCGCTTGCCTTGCATTAGTAATTTGTCCCGTTTGTCCCGTTTGTCCCGCTTTTTGTCCCGCTTTTTGTCCCGCCTTAGAGCACCAAAAACACAACATATAGCGGGTAGCTGACCCATTGCGGGCCAGCTGCCGGAATTTGCCTGCAACCTAACCGCCTTTTGCGCTTGACACAAGCGGGCCTCACGCCCTATGTTTGCGTTATACACAAATCGGCAACATGGAAAGAGCCGCTATGACAAACGTCCCGCCCATCCTTTGGCCCGCCCTGTTTTACGCGCTGGCCGTTGCGTTCTTAGCTGACGCCCTGTTGCCGTGACCCTTTAGGAAATGGAGAGAGAGAATGACGATGACAGATACACCCGCACCCGCTGCAACGCCCGCCAAACGCGACGGCCAGGCCGAATTGCAGGATCACTGCGAGCAAATTGCGGAACGCCTTCGCACGGGCCTCATCCTTGATGACGTAGCGCCGCTTGATGAGGGCGAGGAACCGTCCGCCTATGACTTTCTGCAGGACGCTTTGGACATTGAATACGTTGTCAATTCAAAGGGCGAATACCTCGGCGCCCGCGTCCTAGTTGCCTTTGGCGGGCCGAATATCTGGATCAATACGCGCTCCGGCATGGTTGAGGGCGCATGGTGGAGCAGCCGCGCGAATGTCCCGTTTTATGACGGCATTGGCCTGGACGACGCCTTAGAAGAGCTTTGGAATTGCCGTTGAGACAGGGAGACAGAGAGATGAAAAACGTTTGGATATACGACAACGGCGGAAAGACCTTCGACCGCTATACCGCCGTCTATTTGTTGGAGCGTGAAGGCCCGAACCTCTACGGCGCGCGCGGCATGTCAGAGCATCCGTTCCACCCTTTGGGCTTCGGAATGTATTGCAGCGCCATGCCTGGCCGTCACTTGGGCAAGCGGATCAAATTCGAGCAGCTTCCGCCCGATTGCCAGCGCCTTGTCCTATCCGACCTGAAAGCATGAAAGCGAAACGGGCTCCGGCCCGTCGACGGGTAAGGCCCGTCCTGAAGAGCTTGGCAATAGGAGAGAGCGCCATGCAATACGAGATTAACGGCGGTTTGAAATGCGTTGAACGCGATGTTTTTGCGTCGGGGTGCCAGCCTGAAACGTCCCGTTGCTGGCCTATCGATGTTCGGCTTTCCGCCGATAGCGTCGAAGAGCTGATTAAAAAGCTGAATGACTTTCTAGGGAATGACGATTTAAGCGCGGTTTCCCTTGACGCTTGCGACGAGCCGGGTCGCATTGACGTGCAAATGCTTGAAAACGATGCGGGCGAGCCGGCAACAACGGCACAAATTGACGTTTGGAAACGCTGCGAGCTTGCCCTTTGGCTTGCGGATTATTCATTTCAGGTGGAAGCCGTCGAGCGCCGCACCGTCGAGCTGCGCCCGTTAGTCCTTAAAGAAAACGTTGAAGCATGAGGGAGGAAGCCATGCCCTACACCTATAACGATTTGCGCGACCAGTACCGCTGCACGCATGACGGCGACGCATGGGGAAACTGCATGGGATGGCGTTTCGCCGTTGCCGCTGAAATGTGGCACCGCGGCTTGGCTATCCCTTCCGAATGGGGCTATTCGCCCGGCATGGCAAGCGATCCGCGCGAGCTTGAAACGCTAGAGGGCGAGACGTGCGCGGATGCTACAGACGAAGCCCTAGAGCTTTTCGGGGCCGTCCTTTTGCGTGTGTACGACAAGCTAAAAGCTGCAGGCGAAGATTATTAAGGAGAGAAGATCATGCGCTACCGCATAGAGGTTTACAGCGGGTTAGGCACCCTTTCAGAAGACACAACGGACGATTTAGACGACGCAATGGCGAGCTACGAATTTTTTAAGCGAGAGATTGAAAAGGGGGCGACATCCCTTGTCGTCGAGCTATGGGACGGTGAGACCTTGTTAAAAGAGTTTCGAGCCGACGCGTAATAGCGCCGCACGGCGTAACGGGCTGGCCTTCCGGCCCGTTTTCCGTGCGACGTTGCACGCCTTAGCAATGGAGAGAAGATGACGCCCGACGCGTTGCGCGCTGAATTGGCGCGCCTTGGTTTATCGCAGCTCGAGCTTGCGAGACGGACGGGCGCTAACGCCCGCACCGTTCGCCGTTGGCTTGATCCTCGAAGCGGACCGCTTGCGCCTGGGGCCGCGGCCCGCGTTGCCTTGGCCCTTAGAACGGATCGCCCTCATTCGGACCATGCGCCGGCCCTCTAGGGCCGGCTTTGTCCGAATAAGACGGACGATCAATGAGCCAATACAAATCGCCCCAATGGCCGATAACGCCCTTGGCGATTAGATCGTCCTTTGCCCGCTGGAAAGCTTTCCGCTTGGCCTGCGGGCTATCGAGAGAGGAAACCATATAGAAAAACTCACGGAACATGCCTTCGCGTGTGCAACGGACGTTGCGCGGGACGTAATGCTCGGGCGCATTGGACGGAAAGCCATCTGCATCAATGGCTTGCCGCAATGCAGCAAGGCCCTCTTGCTCACGCGGCTTCAGTTTCACGGGCCTTTGAGCCTTCAGGGTTTCCTTTTTAACTTCATCCAGATTTGTAGGGCTTACTACCAATGAAGTGTTGTCAGGGTCGATGTCGGATAGCTGGATGGGGATCATTTGATACCCCATCTCCGTGCCGTCCTCGCCGTCCTTTTGCTTGGTTAGGGTGAGCTGGCCGATGCGCTCCGTCGACCCTTCCGGACTGATCTTGACGCACTCTAACTCCGTATCGACGGCGCCCAAGAGCGAGCTATGGCCGCGTTGCCCGCGGGCCTCGTCCTTACCGGAATGGTGGACAATCATCACCGCCGAATTGAGAGCCGATTGCATCGCGCCGCAGATGGCGATGAACGCGCCCATGTCCTCGGAGCTGTTTTCGTTACCGCCCGCAAAGGCACGGGCCAGCGTGTCGACGATGACGAGCTGGGGCCGTAGGCCTGCTTCGTTTATCGCCTCAACCAACGCCCGTAAGTCCTCGTCAGTGCTACGCAAATTGAGTTGCGCTTTGACGAACGCTATGCGGGAAGATGCGGGGAGGCTGTAATGCATCCGCACGGCGTTCCATCGTTTTTTGAGACCGGCACCGCCTTCACCGGCAACGTAAACCACGTCACCCTGCACGGTCGCGTTGCCGAACGCTTCCTGCCCCGTGGCGATCATTGAGGCGAGATAGAGGGCGATGAATGATTTGTAGCTACCAGGCTTACCGTACAACGCAACAAAACCTTTCGCCGGGACGAGCTTGTCGATTAGCCATGCGACCGGCTCATCGACCAGATCACACGCCATAACGAGCGGGATTTTTCTCTTTGGGGTTTCCGGATTAACCGCAGCCTGATTTGTAGGGCTTGCTGCCGTGGCATTGGGCGGCTCGACCTGTTGCGGATCAAGAACTTCTCTGAGAGCAGACAGGATGCCAAGCTGCTCGACGACGTTCGGCTTCTTCGGCAGCACGGCACGCGCTGCCGCCTTTCGATCGCCGTTGTGGTCAAAGATGGCGACGAGATCGAACGGATCCGTCAGGCGGTTCGACAGCGGATCCGCGGCGCCGTGATGGCTGAACACACACCAATCGCCGAGAGGCCCGCGGAACACGACGACGCCGGGCGTGCCGCTCTCCGAACCGGGCCGGATGTAGCGGTACTTGTCGCCCTCCTTGTAGGCGAACTTGTAGCCCTGGCTCTCGAGCTTCGATCGGACCCACTCAAGGCCGTGCGCCTTGTTGAAGCTGTCGATGTCGCTTGGCTGTCTTTCTCCTGAAATATAAGGCGCCGATAATTTCAGTTCTACCTGCTCGCGCTTCTGCTGCTCCTTCGACCATGCCATCGCCTCGCCGACCGGGAAGACGGTGCCGCCCTCGTAGACATCGCACAGGAACGCGTCAGGCTGCTCGACGCGCGGCAGATACCACGGCTGCGACCATTTGCTGTTCTCGGTGACATCGGCGAGCCACACGCCGCGGCTGTGCAGCTGGGCGAGGATCCACTGCACGCAAGCCTGCAGCTCCTGCTGTGACTTCAGGCGTGCTGGGATGACGACCCGATATTTCCAATGAGGCTGACCGCCTCCATTGACCGGCTTATAGCTGTGCGATGTGTGAGCGATATAAGCGATATTCATATCGCGCAGCGCCTGGCAGACCTCCGGCATGGGCGGAGCGCCTGACAGGATCTCGCCGGTCTCGGGGTCGATGCGACTGTCGCCGTCGAGGATGAGAAGCTCTGCGCTGCGCAGGTTTTCGTCTGCACGCTTGGGCGCGACGAGATCACCGCCGCGGATGTAGTAACTGCCGTCCTTGGCGCCTTGGCGTGGAGCCCGTAAACGCGCAGCGAGCTGCTGGAACGTGTAGTCCTTCACTGTGAGGGCGACATCGGTGCGGCCTCCCACAGCAAATGCGAGCTTCATTGTGTGCCCGCTGATGTCTTTCATTTCTTGTTGTGCTACTGCTTCGGACATGCCGTACTGACTTTCTCTCCCCGGTGCGGACAACTAAGGGGCAGGCCATACCCGTGAGCCTGCCCCTTTTTGATTGCTAGAACTCGTCGATGTCCGACGCAACGGGTTGCGGGGCAGGCGCAACCTTCGGAGCCGGCGCAGGAGCGGGAGCTGGCGCAGCCCCATCCATCGCTTCCGGCTTTGCAGCCCACGACACGATCGACCACTTC